TTATTCCTTCTTTGGGAAAGCATCACTTCCAACAACATCAACTACTGTATTATCTTCAGATATATGTATTTCTTCCATGTTGGCCACAACTTCTCCAAGACGCTTACGCACATTTATTAAAAAATCATCTCTTGGTGCTTTTCTTTTATCATCTTCTGACTTTATTTTTGCTTCGTATTCTTGAATAGATTTATCAATTATTTTCTTCATACGACTATCTAAGTCAGGTAATAATTCATCACGTAGCACTTGTTTCTTGTGTTTCAGATTTAATGCCATTTCAGTAACCATCATTTTCATACGGCTTTTAGAATTATTATATACTGTTGTATGTTCTAGATTATTACATATATCAGGTCTTGCTAAATCTTGCTCATGGTCGAATTCTTTTTCGAATGATTTAATTATATCATCCGGAATTTGAGGAGACTGTTCAATAAGTCTATCTAAATCCTGACGACATATATTAATAAAATCTAAACTATCTAAACGGTCATCAGGCTTTTGAGCTAACTCTACAGCGATTAAACGATTGAATTTCCCCCATGATACTGCCGAAACTTTATGGGCTTCAGAATTTTGCGCATATCTAAAAAAATTACCTAACGTTGTTAAAATGCCCGTAAATAACGCAACAATCCCAATTGCAATTTGCCCATATTTCTCTCCGTTCGGTATATCACCAACTAAACCAGTTAAGCCAACACTCGCAGTTCCCGTTATTGTTGATAAAATAATTACAGGAATTGTAATAGAATTATTATATACAGAGAATTTCTTTTCACTTCTATCATGAAGCCAACGATAACACGCGGCATAATCCGACCATTTTGCTAATAATTTTTCTTGCTCTTCCGACCAACCATTCTGAAATTTACGAGGTTTATTACCTGATAAATCTCTTGGAGTATTTGATCCAGAAGTTTTTGGTGAAGACATTCTATATTAGGTTTAGATTTTCATATACCGCCCAACCATTTCGCTGACTTGGTTCAAAATATACTTCTAACCAATTAGTGCTATGTTTTAATTCTTCAACAATTTTTTTACATTTCTCAGTAGATATATCATCTAATATAAAAACTTTTGTAGAGTTATATAGTTTTTTAAATTCAAAATATGTTAAATACTCTGAGCCATCTAGCAATACTACTTCTGGCTTATAAGACTCGATATCAAAATATGATGAGTTAAAAAAAGATGCCATATCATCTCTTAACCATTCAGTATTAATACTTTCAAACATTTCTAACAATTCATTTATCGGAGGAAGTTCTTCATCTTTAATTATACGAGCTTTAAATAAATGTATATATGGTAGATTAACATATTTAGACTTCGCTATATTATACATCTCTTCATTAATTTCTAGTGAAGCAAAATTAAATGGCTGGACCCTTGATTCAAATCCTTTTGCAAAACAATATGTAGAGCCCCACCATTCCAAGTTCCTATTTCTAGATATTTACTAAATCTGGTATCTTGTGAGTATTGTACGATTACTTTACCCATATCGCCGTCATACTTAATCTGGCCATCGTTGTGTAACAACGATGGCAATTCTCCAATGCTATGCATTGGCTTAGAACCATCGTTTGACAAATCCATTTCTATTCTTTCTTCTTAAATGGTCGTTTAGGCTTGTTAGCATTATTTTCATAAATCTTTTTAGCAGCCTCTTCAGTTAAAGTTTTAACATCAAGCCCACTTGGTATCGAAACGAATATTGGTTTCTTTCCTTTGGCAGTAACTTTCTTCATCATGTAAATACCATACGGTCCATTCTTGAATACGTACTCGCCTAAACTATGTAGAGTTTCAGATTTATTTTTAGAACGCTCAATAATTGTTTCAACCGTGTCACCAGGCTTTAAAGATATATTTGTTCCATTATATACTATATATTCGCCAAACTTCCCTTTTTTTCGTACAAGCATCTCACCTTCATGATATCCAAAGATATCTGGTTTTTCCTTATCAAGGATAAATTGTTGAACGAGCGTATCAGTAATATCTTTAAAACTTACTCCTTCAGGCCATCCTAGAAATGCTTTGTCTTTTACTAATACTGGTCCAAACTTCCCCATAACTGCTTCATATCCATCAGCAAGAACAAATTTTTTAGAGTTCGATATTTCTTTGGCTGGTACTTTCTTTAGTTGTTCGTATTTATCTTTATAAGAATTATATGTATCACTACACAGTTTGCGCCATTCTTCACTGCCAGATTCTACCAAATCAAGTCTATCTTCCATTTGTTTTGTAAATCCATAATCAAATAATTCTTTGAATTCTTTCATACAAAACTGATATACTTGGTTTCCAAGAATAGTTGGAAACATCTTTTGTTTTTGACCGGCAACCTTCTTTGTTTCTTGGTGTTTCTTTGGAGGCCAAGTATTTGGTGTTACTATAAGTCTATGTACTTTTACATCTTTTGCTTCTTCATTCTTTGTTTCAACATAGTTTTTATCAACAATAGATGCGACAAGTGAAGCAAATGTAGATGGTCGCCCAATACCTTTCTTTTCTAACTCTCGTACCAATGTTGCTTCAGTGTATCTTGATGGAGGATTTGTGAGTTTTTCTTCTGCTTGAAGACTATTCCATTTTATTTTTAGATTTTCTACTAAATTTTCCGATGTTTTCCATGACTGCTCTTCTTCTTCTTCTTTTTCATCCAAATCACTTTCACTCATACCAACAATCTTCCATCCTTGAAATGTTGTACGTTTCCAAATACTCTCATGAATAAATTCACTAGGGTCATTGTCAATAATCCATTGAATCTTTTTCTCTTCCCCTTTCGCTAGCGCCATAACACTTTGTAAAGCTCGTTTATAAATTAGATTATATATATTTTTTTCTTGTTGATTGAATTTTGAATCGAGTGTTAGAAGGTCAAAGTGGGTTGGTCTAATACATTCATGAGCATCTTGGCTCTTCTGTTCTGCTGTATTTCTTGCTCTCTTCACAAACCCATTTGAAAGATACTCTTTTCCATATGTTTTTTCTGCTTGCTTTCTTGCGTCAACAATTGCTTCTTCTGACATTGCTACAGAATCCGTACGCATATATGTAATATGGCCTTCTTCATATAGTTTCTGGGCGATTCTCATAGTATTTTTAGGATTGGAATTATACATGGCAGATGCTTCTTGCTGTAGCGAGGATGTAATAAGTGGAAGTGGAGGATTCTGAATTGTTGGCTTTTTAATACAATGTGTAACTGTTGCTACTTCCAAGTCATTAACATTTTCTAGATAGTTTTCTGCATCTTCTTCGGAACTAAGACTTTCAATCATTCGTCCAGAGAATGTAGAATTGTTATAATACCAACTTCCTTTTACTTCCCACATTGCTTCTTTTTTAAAGTCACTAATACTAGTTTCTTTCTCAACAATAAGTCTTAGTGCTGGTGTTTGGCATCTCCCTGCTGATAGTGCTGAACCCACAAATTTCCATAAAAGAGGAGAAATTGTAAATCCAACCATTAAATCCAATACTGCTCGTGCTTGCTGGGAATTCACACGATTCATATTAATAGTTCTAGGATTCTGAATAGCATGTAGCACCGCAGTTTTAGTAATCTCATGAAATACAATTCGTGGATTTGTTACTGTGTTTAGTTTAAGAGCAATAGCAACAGAATATGAAATTGCTTCACCTTCTCTATCATCGTCACTTGCCAGAAAGACCTTGGTTGCTTCATTTGCTGCTACTTTCAATTGTGTAATAGTTTTGTATTTATCTTTCATAAATTCATATTCTGGCTTGAAACCATCTTCAATATGAAGTGCTTTAATATCTTCAACAAGATGTCTGATATGACCCAATGAAGCAAGAACCTTCCATCCTGGTCCTAAGAAACTTTGAATCTTAGAGCATTTACTAGGACTCTCTACTATAACAAGATTCATTGATACTAATTATAATCTAGCATTTTTATATACAATTTTTTGTTTTTATTGATAAAGGTCTAAAAAGAAAAAATATAAATCAATAGATGAATAATGAATGTCAGATAAAAGATGATGATGAAATTCTTAAAGAAGAGAATAATAGGTTTAACTTCCGACGTTTCACATCAGAAGAAATAGAAAAAAAACATTCTCCATTTGAACGTATCAAGAAAAAGGAGTTTCCATTCTTATTTCAGAAGAAACGAGAGCCCTATAAAGAAGATACAAAGATTAGTTTGGATGATATTATTACTCGTATATCAGATATATCACTAAATAGTGTTAATACAGTACTAGGGCCAAATCAGTTTACTCATAATGGAATGGTATTTGAGCCTACAACCCCAGTGCTATCAAGTATAGCGATAGATGAAAGCCAGTTACCAGAAATGTCTCTAGAAGAAAGTCCTGGCACTCCACCATATCCACCAATATATGACGATGAACAATACAAATTATACTTACAATCAAATATGAATACTATATCTCTAACTCATATTGAGGATTTAAAATTGGATGACGACATAATTATAGATGGACAGAAATGATATAGCATATTTATTGAATAGTACTCCAAAATACTATTATTTACTAGAATTACATATCGCACTTATAAGACGTTATGCTTCTAAATGTAAATGGCCTATTTATTTTGCAACAGAACTGCCAGAACATTCTGTATGTAAAGTCTTACAAGATTATAATGTAAATATTATAATTTTAGAAAAAGAAAATTCTTCATTTATATCTTCAAGAAAACGAGCATTAGAGCTATTACCAGATTCTATAAAATATGTTTTGCCAATGCAAGAAGATTTTTTACTTGAAAGATTTGTAGATACAAATGCTATTCATGAATCAATAAGTATTTTGGATACTAATAATGATATAATATCTGTCCGTTACATGCCATGCCCTGGTCCTAATGAAATAAATCCTAACTATAACAAAGTATGGAAATATATTAAACATGATACATATCTATTCACATTTCAAGCAACACTATGGAAAAAAGCTGAATGTTTGACATATTATAAAAATATAGAGCATGAAGTAAATTATAGGAAATTTAGCTCAGATTCAGAACGTAATCTTTATGAAGTGAAAATGAATATAGCAGAAAATAGTGATGGGCAGAAAATATTTGCTAGTCTATTCAGTGATAAAAAAATAGTAGGATATATAAGACAGTATAAATATCCTAATGCTGTTTATATGAGTCCTTGGCCGTATAGACCAACCGCAGTAATTAAAGGTGTTTTACAAACTTTTGCAAAAGAATTGGCAGAACGAGAAGGTTTTAAAATTTAGAATCTATTCCCAGAATTATTAATAGTAACAAATACACTATTTTTGTCATTAATACTGTTATTAATAACAAATGTAGAAGTTTCTAATCCACTTCTAAATACGTCATTGCCTCCAAGAGTTTTGATAGAACCAACACCATCAGAAATATAATGTACTAAACTGACATTAGAGTTTACAAGACTTACATCAAACTCCATCTTTAATGGCTGAATAAATCCATTGGAAAGAACTCTAGGATTTAAAAATGATGATACACTATAAGGG